CTATAGTAACTTGAATACTGCTGTCGGGAATACCTCGAATAAGTTTAGCATCACGAGAACGATCATGTATTTCTAAATAATGAGCTATCATTTCTTTAGCATCTTTTCTACCATAGTGATAGTTATACCATTGAAATGCTGTAGCTAATTTTGATATACGATTTTCCTCTGTTGGCTGAATGTGCCATACAGGTTCGTTTCCGATATATTTTGTATCGCTGGATTTTGGATTTAGTGCTTTAATTGTGATTTCTTTTTTTGCCATATTTGTATTATAAAATTTTAGTTAATAAATGTCAACCTAATAATGCGGCAAATGTAATGTAGGACTCTATATCTTCTAACATTTTAGTTGCTCGCTGTTCAGTTTCCTTGTATTTTAATGTTTCTTTCTTTAATCTACGACACTCTACAGCTTCTTTACTGAGTTCATTAAGTTCATGATCTACATTTTTAATCATTTTTAACAAATCTAGTCTGGCTCTTTTATCTTTGAGACTGCCAATATTTTGCTCTGCTCGTCCAACACGTTCTATTAAATCTTCCATATTACTAGTAATTATACAGGTTTTGGAATAATAAGTCAACTGTTTTAGTGCTAAATACATATTATGCCAAGATTATCACTTTATAGGCCAAACAGGACCAATGATTATCAGTTTTTAGACCGAATTATATCTGAAAGATATACAGTTGGAGGACTTGATATTTTTGTACACAAATACATGGGTCCAATTATAGACACTACAGATAATCCTGGAAATGCTGATGCTACATTGCCAGTTTATACCAGCGAAAATCCGCTTTTTATCGAAGATTTATTGCTATTAGAAAACAGAGATCGAGCGTACGACCCGGACATTTATATAATGCGCGGTGTTTATACCAATCAAGACATTGATTTTAATCTCACACAGTTTGGTTTATTTTTACAAAATGATACACTTTTTATTACATTTCACTATAACGATATGATAGATTCGTTTGGTCGTAAATTAATGACAGGAGATGTATTAGAATTGCCTAACTTAAAAGATTATTATCCGTTAAACAGCAATATCTCACGAGCACTACCTAAATATTACGTGATACAAGACGCTAACTACGCTGCCGAAGGTTTCAGTCAAACTTGGCTACCACATTTATGGCGTGTCAAAGCTACACCAATGGTAAATGCTCAAGAATTCCAGCAGATTATTAATCAACCGCTTATGCCAGACAATGTTTGGGATTCGGGCAATTTTTATCCTGGTGGTATGGTAGTTGATAATGGTGGCAAATATTATGAAGCAACAAAAAATGTTCCGCCAGGTACTGATATAAATGATCCAGACTATTGGGCATTAATCGAAAAACCAACTACTGTAGGCGATGTAGATTCAACACGTAATAAAGACCTAGCAATCAATGACTCATTATTAATACAAGCTAATGTTGACGTTCCACTCAGCGGATATGACAACGTTTCATTTTATATTGTGCCAGGCACAGCAGATGGGCAACCAGGACCTTCTGATCATAATCCCGATCAAATAGATAGTCAAGCTAGTCCAAATACGTTTGGATATACTATGGGCTATTTGACCGGAGATAACAAAGCGCCAAATGGATTGCCAGTTACTCCTGGTGTAAGTTTTCCTATTGGGCCATCAAATGGAGATTATTGTTTGCGTTTAGACTACTATCCAAATCGTTTATTTAGATTTGACGGAGCAAGATGGAGACATATCAGTGATGATGTACGTACACCGTTAGATTGGGGATTGGAAAACGAAACACAGCGTTCAAGTTTTGTTAACAACCCATACACAGTTTCAACCACTGACCAGGGTAATATTCCAAGTCGTCAAAGTTTGTCTCAACTACTTAAACCACAAGCTGACAACGGAAACGACGGCGGCAATTTACCACCAAGACCAAGACCACCAGGACGATAATGCAACAGTACTTTTTCGATTCGCAAATACGTAGATATTTGATACAAATAGCTAGAATGTTTTCAGGCTTTCAAGTAGAGTTTGGACGCAACGAAGCTGGAGCTGCCAATACAGGCGATACACTTTATCGTGTTCCAGTACGTTACGGAGATGCTAGTCGACAGGCACAAACTATTATACAGCAAAATTCAGCAAATAATATGCCAAGTACTCCCTTGATGACTTTTTACATCACTGGGTTAGACTTTGATAGACCTAGAATGCAGAATCCCACATACGTTGATAACAAATCAATACGTCAGCGTACATATGATCAGTCTACTGGCACATACGAAACTACCCAAGGTAATGCTTTTATGGTAGAGCGTTATATGCCTGCTCCCTACAAACTAAGTATAAACTTAGATATTTGGACTAGTAATACTAATCAAAAGATGCAGATATTGGAACAAATATTGCCATTATTTAATCCCAGTTTAGAAATACAAAATACTGATAATTTTTTAGACTGGACTAGTTTAAGTGTCGTTGAATTAGTCAGCACAGGATGGTCTAGTAAAAGTATTCCGGTTGGCACAGAAGATCCTATAGATATTTCCACACTGAAATTTGCTTTGCCTATATGGTTATCATTGCCAAGCAAAGTTAAAAAATTGGGTGTGGTGGAAACTATTATTGCTTCTATCTACGATGGTTCAGGCGACATGATAAATGCCATAGCTGACAATGATTTATTACTGGGCACAAGACAGTATATTACTCCTTACAGCTATCAAACAGTATTGATAGGCAATAAATTACAAATCTTAGCTAGATCTGCAGTAGTTGATGAACAAAATTACCAGCTACCCCCGCCTGATCCAGTCACTAGCAGTAACTTAGAATGGAAACCGGTTGTGGAACTATATGGAGTTTTACGACCTGGTATTAGTATGGTAGCATTGACTCAAGAAGACGGCAATCAAGTATATGGTACAGTAGCGTATGATCCTACTGACAGTCAATTTTTACTGTTTACTGCTATAACAGAATCAATTCCCGCTAACACTTTACCCCCGGTAAATTCAGTAATCAATCCGTTAGTAAGCGGACCTGGCTACGGACTGCCGGCAGCTACTGCTGGTCAAAGTTATTTGTTAACAGAATCTACCGGCAGTGATAATGGTTATGCTCCAGCTTGGGCTGGAGTAGATGGACAAGTATTAGTAGCACGTACAAATGATATTATTACATACGATGGTACTCGTTGGTTAATTTCTTTTGACAGCGCATCAAGCCCAGTAAATACGCAATATGTTACTAATATCACAACAGAAATTCAGTACAAGTGGACCGGATACGGTTGGGTTAAGTCATATCAAGGATTATATCCCGGCGGGCAATGGTCTCTAATAATATAACAACTGTAAATGCTGTAGGCGTTTGGTTCTATTCCGTTAGTACCCAACGATATCTTTACTTAATGCGTAACGACACAAAAAATCCCCAATGTTGGGGTTTAGCTGGCGGCAAAATGGAAGCAGGAGAAACCATGATGGCCGCTTTAATTAGAGAATGCTCAGAAGAATTAGGCTCAATGCCAGAATATATTAAACTAGTGCCATTGGAAAAGTTTACCAGTAGCGATAATGGCTTTGCTTATCATACATTTTTTTGTAGTGTAGCCAATGAATTCCAACCTGTACTAAATGACGAACATATCGGATGGGCTTGGATAAATTCTGGCGTTTGGCCTAAACCATTACATCCAGGATTATGGAGTACCGTAAATTTTGAAGCGGTACAGAGTAAAATTTCTATAATACAAAATCAACTTTACACGTCACAGTAAGTGACAAATTCTCTATAAGTTAAATTTTTAGTGTTAGGACATGACATCCACGCATCTGGCATGTTAAGTTGATTTCCTACCATAACAAATAATACCCCAGAGTAGGCTTGTATTAATAAAGTTACTTCATCGATCCAATTTAATTTACCCGCAGGAGTATCTTTATTATAACCTAGCATATAAATTTCTGCGTGACCATCAAAAGCCGCTAGATAAATCGGCAAAACTTCTGTACAAAAATGAGGATTTTGTGGTATTAGATAAAATTCACCAGGATTTCGTAAACAATTACGTGGGGTTGTGTATATTATGTTTTGTTTTGAGTAGTCTGCGGCTAATAATAATTCAATATTTGTGTAGTCTAATTCAACAGCAAAATCAAGACGCATGTGTTTTGCTACAGCGGCAGTGCCATATGTTTGAAGTTTTTTAGATCCCAACAATCCACCGCGATGTGCTTCTAAATGTCTGGGATCAAATTGATCTAAATCAAATAAACTGCCTATACAGGCTGCTCTGCCGGATATATGTTGATTAACAATTGGATTGGCTATCCATTCTCGATTTTCTTGCTTCTTGCCACCGGACCACTTGGATTCAGTGATAACAAATTCACCAGGGTAATCTTGTCTATATCTTGCTTGCACAACTATTCTGGGGTAGTTTCTACCGGAAGTGTAATTACTTGGTAGTTAGCGTACCATTTACCATCATCGCCTAATGTGGGATCTGTGTCAACTAATCCCTGTGTAGCTGAATCAAATTCTGGTATAGTTTGAGCATCATTAACAATTACTACATTGTATGGTGCTAATTCTTCGGCCGTTGGATCTGTTACAAAAACCACACCCGGAGCTTCGTCTGCTACATTTACTCTTCTTAAAAAAGTATTATTTTCAATTTTTGCGTAGTACATTTTTATCTCCTATATTATATTTATGTCAAGGTCTTTTGAAATTAGCTAGATAGTGTAGGAAGAAATCACTTTCCTCTTCTTTGTCCACTACATAAAACTCTAAAGTTTCGCCATTTTCTCCGTTTTGAAACGCTACTTTTTCTGGTAATTTTCCTTTAAATGCTATACCGTTCTCAGCACAGTAACTATAATAGTGTTGTAGAACTCCTAAAGATAGTCTTATGGTCCAATCATCTCCACATTTTTTAAGATCATTATGCCAAATATCCATGCCTTTTTCAAGCCACTGTAAATCTGGATTAGGATGTCCTGTGATAAATTGACTCCAATAGTCTACCATAATATAGTGTCTAGCAAATATTCTTTTAGGATATACTCTTACATTTTTATAAATGAGATCTGCGTTTCTACGTAGTGCTTTACGCTTTAGTGTTTCTTGATTAGCTAATCCATAGTGTATTACGTAGATATGATCCTGCCAAAACATTTTATTACCTAAAAAATCTTCATCGTTGCGACTAGGATATTCGTGTATAACACCAGTAAATTGTATGCCAATGTTATTCCTAAAAAATCTGTCATGCATAACGTCAATATTTACACCGTTAGCGTGAGATTTTTTACTCATGGCCTGTACTTGACGTAACAGTATACCGTCATAGTAGTCACTGATGATATATTTAAATAGTCTCATGCCATTTTCAAGTTCTTCGTCGGCATCAATCCAGAAAATATAATCTCCTGTAGCCAAACTAATTGAATAATTTCTAGCTCTAGCAAAGTTGCCTAAGCCATCATCTTCCTTCCATTCTAAATCATATATCTTGTCAGTAAACTTAGACGCTATCAATTTAGTATCATCAGTGGATCCAGTATCTACAATAATGATTTCGTCAGCAAAGTTCTTAACTGTTTTTAAACAGCGACTGATATTGTCTTCTTCATCACGAACAATCATACAAGTGGAAATAGTTTTATAAGGTCTTGTTTTTAGCCATTTGTCTTGATAGTCTACTTCGCCAAATTCTATATTGTCACCCTCAGACACTCTAAACCAAAACATCCAATTACTACACATTTCGCCACGACGACCTAATGCTTCTTCCCCGCTAAAGGCAATATTTAAATTAACATTCTTAAAAATAGTCTGTATGTCAGTTAATTCAAAGTGATGTACGTGATGTATTTCTTCATCTCGACGTCTTACTATCTGTTCCCACGGTCCCATAGGCACGGTAAAATAAAATAGTGTATTTTTCTTAGCCAGTTTCATTAAAAATTCAAGGAACTGCTGTGTTTCTTCAACATGCTCTAAAATTTCTCCCAATATAACTATATCAGGTTCAAAATCGTAGTTTAAAACATTTCTTACATCATCTACAACTGTTTTAATTTGTGGATATTTGTGACCATAGGTCTTTTTTACAAAGTCTAACACATCTTTTGATGAATCATACATAGTTACTGATTCGATATTATCAGAAAAATTCTTTAATAACGGCAAACTAAGTATACCATCATTACTACCTAAGTCTAATATTTTTAATTTTTTATTAGGCGAGTCTTTAACTTCGGCCTTGACTAATTCAAGCAAATCTATAACCCTGCCAGGAAAGTGTTCATCTCTATTTGTAGTTTCAGTATTAAACCAGGAATCTGTTAAATTAGTTTCCTTGGCTAAGTCTAATAACTTACGATATTTTTCGTCACCTGTTAGTTTCCAAGCAGCCACAATATCTGAATTATAAACTAATTGATCTATGATTTTGTCTTTGTATTTGTCATGCCTACGATTAAACATAAAATCAATTTCACTATTCCAAGATTTAGCTACTCTGTTCCAAGCATATGACTCTATAGCCTTTTTACCTTTGGCTACTTCTGCTTCGTAAACGTCTCCTTGATACTTGTCTAAGTGTGCTAGAAACTTGTTTACATAGTCCAAAGAACCATATTCGTCAGATTTAACTTTAGTGTCTGTCTTAACTGTTTCAGATAAAGCAAATTCATCACTGGTAATAACTAAACAGCCATTATACTGCGCTTCTATAGCACTGATACAGGAAATTTCAGGGAAACTAGTCGGATATACCATGTAAGCAGAGTTAGCCAATAATTCATAAAATTGTCTTTTAGGTAAATGACCTAGTTTTTTAATATTACGACTATACTCCATAAGGTCTTCTACTTCTTTGTGTATCTTCTTAACGTCGTCAGGTAGTGCTAGTGTGTGTTCGTATGTACAAATACTTAATACAGCATCAGGATTACGTTCAACTATTTCAGGCCAAATCTTTTCTAATAATAGTTTTAATCCACGCTCAGGTCTTGAAGCGTAGATGTAATTATTTTTCTTTTGTTCCCAGGGAACAGGAGTAGTTACAATTTCTTGATCGTATCCGTTAGATGTTTTCCAAACGTAGTTAGTTGGATCAATATCATAATTATCTACATATAGTTTTTTATGAAAGTCACTTAGACAAAAAATTCTGTCTGAACAGCCTATGGCGTCACGGAAGTGACCTGTGTCAATATCATGACACCAAAGTATATTCATTTTGCTGTCAACTGGCATAGCTAAAAAATCTGTAAATCTGCTGACAATTAGTGTGTCAAATTGTGATTTATTGTCTTTGGTATATTGTTCTACTGAACGATATTCTACACCATCGTACCATCCTGGCTTATCGCAATCGCAGTAAACGGTAACATCGTTGTTTAACCTAGCCATTTCTCGTGCCATATAGATTAGTGCGGATTCGGAACCCCCTAACGCCTGTTCATTTACAGTATTGCCGTTAAATTTTAATCCCGATGTTACAAAGCCAATAGTTTTTTTCATTTAATTTCCTTTAATACTTCTTTTAATTCATCATAAGCCTCACGCCAAATTTCCGGAGTAACTTGTCTTATTAATCTTAAATTATCACCATACCAACTGGATGTTGGTTTGCCTTCTACCCACGTATAATATTCCATTATAGGTATTAATATAATAGTCTTTTTACCTAATGCCGCGGCGGCATGTGCTACACTGGTACAGCTGGTAATTACTAGATCTAAATTGTGCATAATACCCAACAAATCTTCAAACGTAGTAAGTTCGCTACTTAGATCTGTTACACGTGGATTTTGTCGTAACTGTTCCATACCTACATCACGTTGTATAGAATATAAACTCCAGTTGCTGTCTTTTGGAATAGCATTTAACATACTGGTAAGATTTAGTGTACGATGTAATTCATGATCATATCTAGCATTACCTGCCCAACGTAATCCAACTTTAAAATCTCCAGTAACTGTTGTTTTGTGTTTTTCAATAAATTCTGGTTTTGCCTGTAAGTATGGTCCAGTCCATAATTCGTGGAAGTCTAAACTTAAAGTCTTTGGTAAATCCATCATAGGAGTCCAATAGTCATAGTCTTTTTTACTGTATTGACCTGTGTTGATACGTTTTTCAAATCCAAGATGACTATAAACATCAGTGATACCATGGACAGACATTATAGAGCAGGTCATGCCCATGTCTAAAATATTTTTGACAAATCTAACATTAATAATTTCATCTCCAATACCGCCTTCTGCTACAAACAATAAATGTTTGCCAGGATAAGGCTTACCGTCCCACATAGGCAACCCATCAGTAATTTTAGAATAACTGCCAAATACTTTGAGATTACGTCCTATACTGAGGTGTTCCATGCCTGTTTTAAAATCACCATTAGCTATATAATGAACTCCCATATTAAATAAAATAGAGTCTGCTAGTGTACTGTCATGTTTCCACAAGTCTTTTTCTAACTCTTTTAATATTTTATAAGATTCGTCTTTCCTGTTACAGGCAAATAGTGCTGCTGAATAATCTAACTGTCCATTAGTCCCTAAATCTACGTGAGAATTCATAAATTTAAATGCCGCAACTGCTTTACTGGGTTTGTTAGCAGATAGATAAACTTTTGCTAAGTTAGCAGATACTGCTAATTTTTCATCTATGCTTTTTGCTAGTTCTAAGGCCTGCTCTCCGTATTCAATAGATTTAAGGAATTTTTTGGCTTTGTTGTAACCGAAACAAAATAAGTCATAGCCTAATAAATCTTTTGGAACTACTTTATTTTTTTCAAAAACTTCTAACATGGTTACTAGCTCATCTAGTAAATCAGCACGAGCATATATTTCTATAGTTTGTTTTACCGCTTCATGATCTGTCATCATAGTTAATTTCTTTTATAATTTCCTGAATTTTTAAATCTACTCTTTCATTGGGAATACAAATGAAGTCTGCCAGCGTTGTATATATCGTATAATCAAGTGCTTCTATAAATTTCTTAAGTGTTGTTCCCTCATCTTTTTGTTTGGCAAATTCTACAAACATAAAAGGCCTATTTTGTTTAATAGTGTTGATGGCACCATCGAGTACATTCATCTCCATACCTTCAACATCTATTTTTATAAAAACTATATTTGAAATATTTTTAAAATAGTCATCAATACGTATTTGCGGTACTTGATCCCCATTACCGAAATCTAATTCTTGACCAACATCACCGTCAAACTCGCCTGTCAATCCTACACTACCAAAACTTGACACTTGATAATAATTTAATTTAGGTACTGTAATAGCATCTGCTGTATCGCCCACAGCTAGTCTTTCAACTCTAGCATTGTCAATATTGTTTAATGCGTAATTAGCACAGTTAAGATAAAACGTCTGCTCTTGAGGTTCAAACGCATAAACAAATCCGTTGAATGGTTCAACAATTTGTGCCGCTGGTACAGCAAATCCGCCTATATTCGACCCTACATCTATAACAACGGGATTGGCAATGTTGGTAAAATATCTTCGTAGTAGGTGTAAAGGAATCATACAATCAATTCCTTTATCTAATATAAAACGTCCTACTCCAAAACCTGTATTTGGATCATAGTCAAATCTATTCACCAACATCATTCCAAACTCCGCAGACACTAAAACGTTTCTACGAGGTTTTCCTATCATTTAAGATGTTTCCAAAAATCCATTTGTTCAAGATGATTGAAAAGATCCATAGGTAGTATTGTTTGACGTTCTTTGTATTGTACTTTTTGACGTACATGATGTAGACCTTTAATATTCATGTCAGCATCAAATTCATCATAATCTCCAACGACATTGTCAAAGTCATGTTCAAACCAAGGTTCCCCAACAAATTCGTAGATTTTTTTCATAACTAATTTGGGATTCTTGGCCAGTTGATCGTATTGTACCAACATAATATTTTCTTTATTAGGACCAAACATAGCTTGTTTAACTCCATCATAAGCAAATCCAACAAAAGCACTTGGATCAGTTAAGTATTTTGCGCGACTATACACACTTACTCCAGCTCCTTGCGGGAACATTAATGGCACGTCATAAGGATTTTTAGCGAACAGTGTTTCAAAACTGTCAATAATCCAAGGAATACTGCGTATACACACAATCGTTTTAGCATTTGGATAAAGATCCGCTAATAAGGGAGTCAAATAAGTCCAGCCACGATTGGTATCAAACACAGTAGGATTACTGTCTTTGTAATATGTATCAGCTACAGCGTGAATTAGTTCTTTACGTTTTTCAGCAGGACACTGAAATCTGTATCCGCCCTGTGATTGTGACTCTTCGATAATAGCTCTAACAAAACGAGCAAGAGGACCTGAAATCGAACTGGCAAATTTTGGATTTTGCTTGAGAATCGAAGACAGTAATGTTGTGCCGGCACGAGGCAGGCCAGATATGAAATGAATATTTTCCATGAGATTTTTCCGGTTAGGTACAGCTATACAAAGTATACTTGATTAACTTCAACGTGTCAACAGTTAGTTAGTACTTGGTTGTTCAATTGGTGTTGAATCTTCAGTTGTTGAAATAGTCTCTGGCGCTTCAGGTTGTACTGATGCCATAGCTTCCTGAGTTGGTTTCAAGAAAAAAAACTGTAGTAATCTACCGGTTTGTTGTGTATCGCCAAAAACGTCATTGTAAGAATGGAACATCCAAGGTCTAAACAGTACAAGCTCGTTGTACTTTAATTCAATTCTTGAAGTTTCTTCCCATTTTTCTTCCCAGTTGTAGTTTTCAAACTCTACAAAAGTTTCAACGTGTTGATAAGAATATAATTTTTCCTTTGATAACTCTTCTGGGTCCATAGGAACATAGTCCCAACCAGTACGTTTGTGTTTATAAAATTTTAAATAATGTGGATTTTCGCTAGGATTGAGTGACACTATTCCTACCCATTGTGTATTTGGCTCAGGATACTGGATACACACAGCTCTGGCTGGTAATTCATCTTTAGTATTGCTAATAAAAGATCCAGATCCTTCTACAAATTCAAAAGCGTTTACTCCGTCGGGTACTCCTATGATATTTTGTATGTGTGCTAACATTTCTTGATTGGCAAAATTCATTGGGCAGATTTTTCCGCCTAAAATATTTTCATTTTTTACAAAATCTAAGTTTACAAATAGTGTTTTCATCTCATCAGGATTATTATAAAATCCACTGTCGATAATAAATTGTTTCATGTTTTCATTTCCTCTTATGTTAAAAAATTTGTGATGCTACCGTAAAATACTGTCCAGTGGTAACAAAGTTCCATTTATTTAGTACCCCTATCTGTACTAGGCTAGAATAGTTAGTGGTATTGCTAGTGCCTAATTGTCCATAATTATTGTAACCACAGGTCCATAGTGTTCCATTTCGCTCTATTACAGCAGTTGCAGATCCGCCAGCATTTATTCTCTGCCAGTAGTTAACAGTGCCTATCTGTACAGGACGAGAATAATTACCAGAAGTATTTAATGCTATTTGTCCAAAACTATTGTTACCCCATGCCCACAGTGTACCTGGTGATTGAAGTGCTACAGTATGATAGTAACCGGCTGCTATGGCTATCCAAGTATTATTTGTACCTACTTGTACAGGATTTGAAAACATAGCTGTAGTATTGACACCTAATTGTCCAAATGTATTTGCTCCCCATGTCCACAATGTACCCGGCGATTGAAGTGCTACAGTATGCCAATATCCACAGGCTATGGCCGTCCAGTTACTGAGGTTACCTACTTGTATAGGGCTTGAGTAGTTTGTCATATTGCTTGTGCCTAATTGACCAAAACTATTACTACCCCATGCCCATAATGTTCCTGATGACTGAATAGCAAGACTATGAAAACTGCCTGCTGCTACAACTGTCCATACACTTAATGTGCCTATCTGAGTTGGATTGCTTGACGTTGTGGTATTATTCAGTCCTAATTGACCTATACTATTCGCCCCCCAAGCCCATAGTGTACCATTTGACTGTACAGCTAGACTATGGTAGTAACCACAACTAACTTGTAGCCATGAGCTAGAACTACCAACTTGTATAATACTTGAAAACTGTCCTGCGACGGAGCCTACTAAATTGCCTGTAGTCCATAATGTACCTGGAGTTTGTAATGCCGCTGTGTAATAATATCCTGCCGACACTCGAGTCCAGTTACTAAGTGCGCCTATTTGAACAGGACTAGAAAAAGCAGTTGTTGTATTATTACCTAATGCTCCATAGGTATTAAGTCCCCAGGCCCAAAGTGTGCCTGGTGTTTGTATAGCAACTGTGTGAGTGAACCCGCAGGCAATTTGAGTCCATAAACTACTGGCTCCTATCTGTACGGGGCTTGAATAATTAGTTTGATTACTAGTACCTAACTGACCCCAACTATTATTACCCCAAGCCCACAATGTACCAGGAGTTTGAATAGCCATAGTATGTAGATAACCACAGGCTACTTGTGTCCACGTACTTGAACTGCCTATTTGTACAACTTGTGACTGATTAGATAAACTATTATTCCCTAACTGACCATAACTATTTGAGCCCCAAGAATACAGTGTACGATTACTTGTTATAGCCGCGGTATGGAATCCGCCAACGGCTATATTAAAACCATTAGATAGGAATGAGGTAAATGATCCTGAGTTGCTGGGTACTGTTGTTGGGCCTAGACCAGGACTAGTTTGAGTTCCGTTTCCAAATTGCCCAGAACTATTATAGCCGCAGGCATAAAATACGCCAGTATTTGATGTCCACACCCCTAGTCCATATATGCCAGTACAACCAAACACCCTTGACCATGTTCCCGGAACTTGTGTATAGTTTGAAACCAATGAAGGCGTATTTGATCCCGATCCTAACTGACCTTGTACGTTTGCTCCGGTACTATATACTACACCAGCTGAAGTTATTAAAAATGATGAAGTATTCTCCATCGCTACACCAGCCCACACGGTACCAGCACCTACTTGTACAAAAGTAGAAACTGCCTGATTGGTATTATTTCCTAATTGTCCCGCATTTCTAGCGCCACACCCCCACGCAGATCCATCGCTTTGTAATGCCAATATAGATCCTGAACCAGTAGCAGCCACTGAGGTCCAGTTACTTAAAGCACCTATTTGAGTAGGAGATGGGTAGAGGCTGTTAACATTAAATCCAGGACCAAACATTCCGCTGGTATTTTTCCCCCAAGCCCATAAAGTTCCGTTACTTAACACACCACATGCGTAGCTAGTACCAGGAGAAATTACTGCCCAGTTAGTAAATCCATTTGCTAATGCTGTAAGTGATGTTATAGGTGTTGGTCCAGGTGTTGTACCAGTGCCTGTTTGCCCATTATTATTATAGCCACAACTGTACCATTGTCCGTTGCTATTTAAAGCATAAAACATTAATTGTCCAGCTATGACATTAGCCCAACCACTTCCTATAAATATTGGGCTAGATGCGTTTGTTTGATTACCGCGAGCTAATTGTCCAAAACTGTTAAGCCCCCACGTGTATAAATTACCACCACTTTGTATGGCCGCTGTAAAATGTTGTCCCGATGAACAAGCTACCCAATTGCTAGTAGAGCCTACTTGTACGGGAGTTAGTCTAACTTGAGAAGCATTTGTATTCAAACCTAATTGGCCATAACTATTAGTTCCCCAGGTCCATAATGTTCCGTCATTTTGTATTCCAATAGCACTAGACGTTCCAAGAGATACTTGTGTCCAAGTAAAAGGTGTAGAAGATGCTGCTTGTACAGGACTACTGGTATTAGAAGTACTGTTATTACCTAACTGCCCATATGTGTTTAGTCCCCAGGTCCATACCGTGCCAGGAGACTGTATTCCTACTGAGTGTGCGTACCCAGCAGACACAGCAGTCCAACTTGATAAAGCTCCTACTTGTACGGGACTACTAGTATTACTGGTACTGTTATTTCCTAACTGTCCAAATGAATTTACCCCCCAAGCCCACAGTGTTCCAGGTGATTGAATGGCTAAATTACTATAAGCTCCTGAACTAGTACTAGTCCAGTAATTAGTTGATCCAATTTGTACAGGACTATATGTATAATTAACTGTGGTAGTATTAATACCTAATTGACCTTGACTATTATTTCCAAACGCCCACAATGTGCCTGGTGTTTGTATGGCTGTAGTATGAAACCAACCAGCGGAAATAGACGTCCAAAGACTTGTACCAGTTTGTACAGGACTAGAAGTAGTGGTAAAAATACCTAACTGTCCAAAACTGTTTGATCCCCATGCCCACAGTGTGCCATTAGTCTGTATGCCTGAGGTAAATTGTGCCCCAACACTGAAACTGTTCCACACAGCAGTGGCGCCTAACTGTACAGGACTGCTAACAGCAGACAGTGTACTAGTATTTGTTCCTAATTGTGCGAATGAATTATTTCCCCAAGCCCACAATGTGTTGTTAGGTGAAAATAAACCGGATGCAAAGTATCTGTTTACAAGATTATTACCGCCTACTAAAAAAGTCATGATGTCTCCGCCAATGTAGTATAGTTCATAGCATATACTGTAATATATCTACTTATCGTTCCTACTTGAACGGGTGACGATATACCAGTAAGATTGCCTAAAGTATTACTGCCCTGGCCTAGCTGTCCGTAGCTGTTACTGCCCCAAGCCCATAGTGTTCCGTTTGACTGAAGTGCTGCCACGTGAGCGTAACCACAGGCTACACGGCTCCAATTACTAACTGATCCAACCTGTATAGGACTGTATCTATGAGTTTGATCGTTAGTACCTAACTGACCGTAACTGTTATTGCCCCACGCCCAAAGACTGCCATTAGTCTGCACAGCTAAAGTAAAGTTTATTCCGCATCCTACCGAAGCCCATCCTGATCCTGGTAATATCTGTATTGGACTAATGATTCCTTGGCTACCTAATGCTCCATAACTGTTTAATCCCCACAAACTTAATATGCCTGTTGACTGCAGTGCCGCTGCCATATTTGAATTGATAAATTCACCGGCAGCAACGCTGAGCCAGTTACTAAGGCTGCCTACTTGTATGGGACTGCTAAAGGATACAGTAGAATTATTTCCCAAACTGCCGTAAGTGTTAAGACCCCAGGACCAAAGTGTGCCAGGAGTTTGAATAGCTGTCATCATGGTATAACCGCAGGCTATTTGCGTCCAAGTGCTGAGTGCGCCAACTTGAACGGGACTACTATAATACGCATTTGAAGTATTAAGACCTAAATTTCCACCATAGTTATTACTCCCCCAAGTAAACAGTGTTCCAGGAGTTTGTATACCAGCACCGGATAATCCCGAAGCAGATACTTGTATCCAAGTACTAAGTGTGCCTACCTGTACTGGACTTGAACGATTAGTTACATCACTTAATCCCAATTGCCCTACATTGTTATACCCCCAAGCCCAAAGTGTGCCTGGAGCTTGAAGAGCTAAAGTAAAAAGACTTCCGCATACCACGCGAGTCCAGGTAGTGCTAGCCCCAACTTGGACTGGACTATATACGTTTACAGAAAAACTGTTAATTCCTAATTGACCATAACTATTACTACCCCATGTCCACAGTGTTCCAGGTGATTGTATGGCTGCCGTGTGATTAAATCCTGCGGCAACACTGGTCCAAATACTAACAGCACCTGCCTGTACAGGGCTAGAATACTGCTGATTATTACTAGTGCCTAATTGTCCATTACCATTCAATCCCCATGCCCATAATGTGCCTGGTGATTGTATTGCTACAGTATGAGAAGCTCCCGCACTGGCAGCTATCCAAGTATTGGCTGTACCTACTTGTATAGGACTAGAAAAGTTACTAGTACTGGAATTAAGTCCTAACTGTCCTACATTATTGTAACCCCACGACCATAATGTTCCATTACTGAGTATGCCCACAGAAAATCCCTGCCCTATACTAATACTGGCCCAATTGCTGAAAAATGTGCGAGTGGGCACAGAACCAAAAGCCTGTCCTGCTTGCCCATAAGTACTGGCACCCCACCCCCATAATGTATTGTCACTTTTGATAACTTGACCAAACTGATCGCCAAAGCTAGCGGCTATAACAGTTTTACCAGATGTTGCGTCCCAAGCTACCGGAGTAACTATAATAGCACAATTCTGTATTGTATCATTAGTATCTATGTAATTATAATTATAGTTTTGTAGTCTGTTACTGTTGACTCCAAAAGTATATAATTGGCCATTGGAATTTATTACTGCGGCCCAACTGGTATTTTGACTACCTGAAGCAAAACCTGTCCAAGTGCTTAGTGCTCCTACTTGTTGAGCATAACTGCGATAGCTGGTTGTATCGTAACCCAACTGCCCAAAGCTGTTTGTGCCCGCAGTCCAAAGTGCTCCTATTGATTGATTTACCACGGTATGATAATATCCGCCTGAGATTCTTGTTGATAACGTTGATACACTAACTGGTGCCGAAACTTGTATCGGACTTGAAAAATTAGTAGTTGTATTCAATCCTAATTGCCCACTACCATTATTACCCCATCCATATACCGTGCCACCGATAGTTCCCAAACTATTATTATAACCGCAAGCTACACTAGACCAAGTACTCAGTGATCCTACTTGTACTGGACTTGAACGATTGGTTGTGTTACTAGATCCTAACTGTCCGTTGGCGTTATTTCCCCATGACCATAATGTACCTGGTGTTTGTATAGCCAGTGTGTAGGCATTTCCTGCCGCAACACTAGTCCAAGTGCTAAGTGCGCCTACCTGTACTGGACTTGAACGATTTACTGTATCACTTAGACCTAACTGTCCGGAAGTGTTGAAACCCCATGCCCATAGTGTACCTGGAGTTTGAATTGCCATTGTATATGAATTACCCACTGCTATACTGGTCCATGTACTAAGAGCACCTATCTGTACAGGACTTGAACGATTAACTGTATCACTTGTGCCCAATTCTCCTACACTATTATAACCCCAACTCCATAACGTACCTGGTGTTTGTAATGCCGCGGTATGGAACTGACCTGTACTGACGCTAGTCCAAATGTTAACAGCACCAATTTGTACTGGTGACGAATAGTTAGTTTGATTACTAGTTCCTAACTGTCCATAACTGTTAAGTCCCCAAGCCCATAGTGTACCAGGAGATTGTATAGCTAATGTATGTTGGAATCCACCTGTGATATTAGTCCACAGACTGCTGGCGCCCACTTGTACTGGCGTTGTAGTACTGGTAGTAGCATAAATTGTAGTGTTTAGTCCTAGCTGTCCAAAAGTATTTAATCCCCATGTCCAAAGTGTTCCTGGAGTTTGTATACCCGCCGTGTGATAGTATCCACAGGAAACTTGTGTCCACGTGCTGACAGGTAACTGTACTTGACAATAAAGTGAAGTGTTAAATCTATAATTACGTCCTATTTCATATAGTGTGTTACTGGTTATGACGTAGTTGGTATTGTATACTAATCCGTAAGCGAAATCAGCCATTATTATAATCCATAAGTTATCTTAGTAGGTATATTACCATACGGTGCCTGTGCTAACTGTCCATAGCTGTTACTGCCCCAAGCCCAAAGTGTACCAGGTGTTTGCCCAGCTACTATAAACGAATATCCGCAGGCTATGCGATTCCAACTAGTTAACGCTCCCACTTGTACCGGAGTAGAAACAACAGGTGTCAACTGCGAAGTATTTACCCCCAACTGTCCGTATGTATTTAATCCCCAAGACCATAAGGTTCCGTTACTTTGTATCCCAGCCGAACTGAATCTTCCACCAGTTACTGCTGTCCACGTACTGGCATTGCCTATCTGTACTGGAGTTGACATATTGGCATTACTGTTATTACCTAATTGATAATTATCGTTACGACCCCAAGCCCACAGTGTTCCCGGTGTTTGTATGGCTAGTGTGTGGAAAAATCCAGCACTAACGCGAGTCCATACAATATTTGTACCAACTGCTCCCAGTATTTGTATTGGGCTTGAAGTATTAGTGGTACTGTTATTTGCTAATTGTCCTTGGGCGTTATATCCCCAGGCCCATAGTGTGCCTGGGGTTTGAGTAGCAAAACTGCTCAGGTATCCAAGGAAAACTTGAGACCAATTACTCAAAGATCCAACTTGCCCAGGATTTGAAGAATTTGTAACAACACCGTTACCCAATTGCCCATTTCCGCCAGCACCCCATGTCCACAGCGTGCCATTTGACTGTATACCACCAGAAGTACCATTACCAGAAGTATAAACACTAGTCCAGCTACTGACACTACCAACTTGTACAAGACTGTATCTTACAGTGGTATCATTTAACCCTAATACTCCGGAACTATTGTATCCACACGCCCATAGCGTTCCTGGAGATTGTATGGCAAAAGTACTACCATTATTAGTAATCACACTAGTCCAAGTACTGAGTGCTCCAATTTGCACTGGACTGTAACGATTAGTTTGATCACTTGTTCCTATATAACCGCCATATCCCCAGCCCCACAATGTGCCGTTACTTTGTATGGCCATCGTACTTGCATATCCGCAAGAGATTTGTGCCCAATTACTGTTAACGCCTACTTGTACTGGCGACGAATAATTTGTTTGATTACTGATTCCTAATTGTCCATAACTGTTTGATCCCCAAGTCCACAATGTTCCGTTACTTTGTATGGCGGCTGCAAAGTATTGACCAGCAGATATTTTTATCCAAGTACTTACAGCTCCTATTTGTATAGGGCTATAGCTTGCTCCTGTAGAATTATTTCCTAACTGTCCAAAGTTATTATCACCCCATGCCCATAATGTTCCAGGAGTTTGTATAGCCAGTACAAAACTATTGCTAAGATTGGCACTTCCTGATATCCTGGTCCATAAACTAGAATTACCAATTTGTGTTGGAGTAGATGAATTACTGTTACTATTGTTGCCTAGCTGTCCGTAACTGTTTGGTCCCCAAGCCCATAAAGTACCATTACTTTGTAACCCTAATATTCCCAGTCCACTAGAAGTAAGAGTAGCCCAGTTAGGGAGAATATTTAATATTTGTACAGGACTGGAAGTATTAGTAGTGGTAGCATTACCCAACTGACCGTACGCATTATACCCCCATAACCATAAATTACCAGGAGTCTGCAGTGCCACAGTATGGGCGTAGCCACAGCTGATAGC